AAGATGCATTAGTTGCACCAGTCTCAATCTGTGCTCTGATTTCATCGCCTTCTTCTAAGACTACTATATTTACTGTGCCACCAAGACAGGTTGGTAATTGGACTTTATTGTATGCTCTAAACGGTACCTCATCAGCAAAGAACTTTAATTGCTGGTGGTACGATACAAGTGCTAATACAGAAGTTTATATTACACACAACTATCCTATCACTGCTGCTGGTTTTCTAAGAATAGATGGACAAGCCTATGTAGTCTTAGAAGAAGGCGATGAAATCAGAGCACAGATTGAGACTGGTGCAACTAATGCATCTTGTATTGTAACACTAGAATTAACCACGCAGTTAGCCGTTATTAAACAAACATAGGAGCACTGATATGCCATTAAAGAAGGGTTACTCACAAAAGACTGTCTCTGAGAACATTCGTAAAGAGATGAAGTCTGGCAAGCCACAGAAGCAGGCTATCGCTATTGCTCTCAGTAGTGCTCGGAAAGCAAAGCCATCAATGATGAAAAGAACAGGGCGTGGACGATGAAACCAGGACTCTACGCCAACATCCAAGCCAAACGCAAGCGTATTAAGGAAGGCTCTGGCGAAAAGATGCGTAAGCCAGGCACCAAAGGCGCTCCCACTGCTAAAGCATTTAGAGAAGCAAAGAAGACTGCGAAGAAATAAATGGTCAAAAAAGTCTATCAGAATCCTGAAGGCGGCCTCAATGCCAAAGGCAGAGCCTACTTTAAGAATAAAGAAGGCGCTAACCTAAAGCCTCCAGTATCATCTAAGCAGGCTAAGAAGTCTCCCAAGGCTGCAGCACGGCGTAAGTCCTTCTGTGCTCGCTCTGAGGGCCAAATGAAAATGTATCCAGAAGCGGCAAAAGACCCTAATAGTCGTTTAAGAAAGGCAAGACGTAAGTGGGAGTGTTAGCATGTACTAAATGTAAAGTTGAATATGAAGGTACATTAGATAACTTTCCTCCAAATAAAAAAACAAATAGTAAATTAGATAGTTGGTGTAGAACCTGTAGACGAAAGTATAGAAAACAATATAGAAAACCGCCAGACGGTATTCAAAAAGAAGAGTGGCATAAGTTTGATGAAATAAAAAATTGCATAATTTGTGGTACTGAAACTATGTTAGTTACTGACCACTGCCACACAACTTTAAAAGTAAGAGGAAAACTTTGTACTAACTGCAATCTTGGATTGGGACATTTTAAAGACGATCCAATATTATTAGAATTTGCAAGATTATATTTATTAAATTATGATGAAACACAAGAAAGTTCTACAGAGTTAGAAGAATATTTACAAAGGCACGGCTAAATGGCTACTACATATTTATCTATGGTGAACGATGTGCTTACGCGATTGCGTGAGTCTACAGTGTCTAGTGTTACACAGAATGACTATTCATCCCTCATCGGTAGTCTAGTTAATGATGCAAAGCGTGAAGTAGAAGATGCTTGGAATTGGGAAGCATTAAGAACTACTATTACTATTACTACTTCCGCTAGTACATACAACTATGCTGTCACTGGCGCTGGTGACCGTGCTCGGTTACTACAGATTTATGATAGCACTAACCGTGCTTTCTTAGAGCAGCGTAATAAGTCATTCTTCACAGACCAGTTACAACTTATGGCTAACCCAACACAGGGAAAGCCTGCATATTATCAGTTTAATGGTATTAGTGCTGGCGGGGACATCAAGGTTGACCTCTTCCCTATCCCTGATAATACCTATTCTGTTAAGTTAGACTTAGTTGTTCCTACTGCTGATCTATCCAGCGGTACAGACTCTGTTTCTATCCCTTCTAAACCGATTGTACTGCTGGCATGGGCAAAGGCCATTGAAGAGCGTGGTGAGGATGGCGGTATCAATGTTAGCAGTCAATATGCGGTAGCAAAGCAGTCCTTATTAGATTACATTGCTGTGGAAGCAGCACGGCATCCTGATGAGACTATTTGGTATTCAGTATAATGCCGAATAAACCACTACAAGCAGTATCGATTACATCTCCAGGCTTCTTTGGAGTAAACAACCAGGATTCAGGTATCAATCTGAATACTGCGTTTGCGCTTGAGGCGTTCAATGCAGTGATTGACCAATCTGGTCGTATTGCTTCTCGTAAAGGATGGGGCTACGTTACTACATCTGGCGGCACAGGCAGTGCTCCAGAAGCAATGTTTGAGTTTGCTAACGGTGATGGCACCTATACCTTTATCAGCACTGGCAACAATAAACTATACACTGGCACAACAACGCTAACAGAGATGCCTGTCCGTAACAGCACCAACAGTGCTGATCTGACATACAGCATCACAGATAATAACTGGCAGATTGTGCAGGCACAGTACGAAAGTGGACTAAATCTGTCTGCTCATGCCTATCTTGTGCAGAAAGACCAGCCGGCACTGGTGTATCACAAACTAGGCTCTACTGCCCATGCACATACTGGTTCCTTTGGCTTTCAGCGGCTGGTTGACGTAGGCGCTGCACCTTCTGGCTACACTGTAACTACCTTTACACCAAACTGTGCATTGGCTGCCTATGGTCGGCTCTGGGTAGCAGATATTGGTACAGATAACCTGACAGTGTACTACTCAGTGTTACTGGACACCACAGACTTTAATGGCTCTAGTTCTGGACAGATTAACCTAGAGCAGGTTGTCCCTGGCGGTGAGAAGATTGTTGCATTAGCCGCACACAATAACTTCTTAGTTATTTTTACTACTAATAACATTATCCTGTATTCTAACGCTAATGACTTGGGCAGCCTTGCATTAGCAGACACTATCAAAGGTGTTGGTTGCCTTGCTAGAGATTCTGTGCAAAACATCGGCACAGACCTGATATTCTTATCTGATAGCGGTATCCGTAGCCTTGGTCGCACCATTCAGGAGAAGTCTGCTCCTGTGCGTGACCTAAGCCGTAATGTCCGTGACCAGTTCCTAGCACTGGTAACACAGGAAGATGTTAAGTTATTTAGAAGCGTCTACTATGAGAAAGATGCTTTCTATCTGTTAGTGTTGCCCACTATCGGATATACCTATTGCTTTGATATTCGTGCCTTCTTGCAGGACGGTTCTGCTAGAACAACTATCTGGAACAACATCACGCCTACGTCCTTTGTGGCTACGCATGATGATAAGTTATATCTAGGTAAGCCTAATGGCATAGCAGAATACAAGAACTATACCGATAATAGCACTGCGTACACCTTTACTTACTATACGCCGTACATTGACTTCGGTAGCCCCGCTGTCACTAAGATGCTCAAGAAGATTGTGCTAACAGTGCTCGGATCAAGTAACACAGCATTTGACATTCGTTGGTCTTTCGACTATACTGCTGGCTACGATAGTATCCAAGTTATCACACCTACGAGCAGTGTTGCTGAATACGGTATAGCAGAATATAACATTGGTGAATATTCTCTGTCTGTTCCGTTTGAGCAGATTCGTCAACAGTTAAGCGGTAGCGGTAATATTGTTCAAATTGGTGTCGAAGCATTGATAAATGGTTCTGTCGTTTCATTACAGAAAGTAGACATTTATTCAGTGCTTGGAAGAACCATTTAATGACCAATAAAGTACCAATTTGTAGAAGAAAAGAATACGAAGCCTGGCTAGAGAATCATCAAAATACTTTGTGGTTCCATATAGCAGTCCGTAAGTGGAATAGGACTGTTAAGGCTCAGATGGAAAAGGATTGGGCTAATTTTACAGAGATGTTAAACACAAGTTTGTATGCTCTGCACAACCCCAAAACAAATACTCCAAAGACTAAGTTTATGAAACATTTTGGCTTTGGGTTTATGAAAGAGATAACAGGTAAGGACGGAAACACATACCATGTTTGGTATAGGAGAAAATAATGGGTGGAGCAGTTTCTGACGCAGTTGACTTTGTTGGTGATGCTATTAGCGATGTTGGCAACGCCGTTGGCGATGTAGTCCAAGATGTTGGCGACTTCGTTCAAGATAATATCTTTGACCCAATCAATGATGTTGGTTCGGATATTGATGACTTCATCAACGAAGAGATTCCTGGTGGATGGGGAACTGTTGTTGCCGCTACAGTCGTAGCAACGACAGGCATCCCTGTAGACTTTGGATCAGCAACCACCGCCGCTGAGGTGCTCACTGCTTCAGAGGCTGCCTTTGTTGCCGCTGATGCCGCACAGTTGGCTGCTCAGGGCCTTTCTGCATCGCAGATTGGCACTACTCTAGCAGCAGCAGGTGTTCCTGAGGCCGCTGCCATAGCAGCCGCTACCACCGCTACTGGTGGTGCAGTTGCTTCAGGTATCCCTGTATCTGCTGGTGGCCTCTTAGAAGCCCCCATCGCAGCAGAGGCAGGTGGCCTTGGTACTGGCCTAACTGCCGGCACGGCTGCACCTGGGCTGACTGCCACAGGCGGTCTTGGCTTGACTGCCCCAGTAGCCGCAGAAACCGCTGGTGCTCTGCTTCCCTCTACCGTTGCAGCAGAGACTGCCGCCGCTGGCTTAGGCACTGGCCTGAGCACTGCCGGCCTTGGCACACTAGAGACTGTCGGTGGTATGCAAGGATTGCTTGGTGCTGGTGAAACTTTGACCGGCGCTGGCCTTGGTTTAACGGCTCCTACAGCCCCCGCTATTGCTGGTATGGGTGGTGGTACAGGCTTGCTTACGCAGGCCGCTGGAGGCGGTGTATTAGGCGCTGGTGGGGTGGTTTCACCTACCTTTGCTGCTGACATCTTAGGTACTACCTCTAATGGTCTGTCTATTGATAGCCTTGGTCGTGCATTTA